TGGGCGCATGTTGCCCCATACTTTCAGGGTATAGCTCGTTTCGGGGATGGACCTGACGTGTAGTGTCCGGCCTTTGATGAGAGCGTGCGAGGGGGTACCCTCGGGCTCATTGGCATAAGGCGGCCACTTCTTCCAGAAACCGTCCCAGTCATAAGTGAAATGGATCGGCATGGCGCCGTTTGCGTCAATGACCAGGATGGGCGGCGGTTCTAAACATCTAAGGCGAGTACCAATGACGGTTCCGCCGGGTGCGTCTTTGGCGTAGGTGTCAAAATCATAGGTCGAGACGCCGTCGGCCAGGTCGAAATAGACCCACTGCTGGAGGCCCTTCCAGTTTACAATATGCGGGACCAGGCGCGTATAAACGTGATTGATGGCCTCCTCAAGGCGTGTATTGCTTAGATCGTCTACTCCCGAATAACCGACGTTCGCCCGCACCCTGGCCTTGATCCGGGCGAAATTCATCAGGACCTCCCAGCGCTAACCACACCTTCGGCTTTTTGGTTTGCGGTCCCTGGCGGCGCCTGATCCGCGGGCACCTTCGGGCGCATAGCGCCTGGACCAGTCATGATCTCCACGGTAAAGCGCGGGATCGTTATCGGCACAACTTTCCAGCCGTGATCGGTTTCCTGGTGCTCCGTGGTTTCAATGGTCGCGTGGTGCAGTATCTCTATTTGTGAGGGGTGCAGCTCCATGACCTTGCCCGCTTGGATCTGAAAATTCGTACCACAAAAACAGCCCTCAATTTCTGCGCCGGCCACCAGGTTGTTGTGGACCTTGCAGGGGATCCTGCCCTCGGGCGGAATAGCTCCTGGGCCCCGGAAGCCCTTTTGCGTCTTTTTACTCATAACTCATGTCTCCTTTTTTGAACCACGAAAAAAGGGCCTGAATAACTCCCGGCCTGTGCACGGGAATTAAACAGGCCCCCTCGTTGTCTGTTGTCAGCTAAGCCGGGTGATCGGCCCGGTCTAACTCATAGCGCCTATGCCGCTGAGCGGATACTGCACCTGGTCCGTGGGGATCAGGAAAGCAACATCGTCGTTGTCAGTGTCGGCTGAGGCCGTGGCGTCGCCGGCGCTGTTCTTTGCCAGCACGATCCGGCAATGGCGACTTTTACCGACCGGTTTCTCAACCGACTTGACAAAAGCGAACTCGTCGTTGCTCTCGTTAATCAGGATCCACTTCTGGCCGCCCTCGACACCTGCGTCCTTGAAGTCAATGCTCGAGTCCTCAAAGTAGGTGTTCTTGTTATCCCCGCCGTCGTGAACGGCACGAATAAAGTTGACCTGGAGCGGCCAGACCTCGAGGACAAACGGGATACCGTCCTGCAGCGCAGCGGCTGCCGTGTCGATCCGGATACCATTAGCCTCATAGAACTTGCCTGGCTCCACGTCCGAAGGCGTGGCCGCAGTTTCGCCGATATAGGCGCTGAGCGGCTCATCGAACTTACAAAGGCTGATACCTTCACTGCCGTCCAGGGCACGAGCGCCGGCGTCTGTCTGTTCCATGCAATCAGCATTGCCAAGTGACAGGCACCATTCAGCGATAGCCTCAGCCTCAGCCAAGGCCCTCATTATCACCATGACGGCGACAAACCCCAGCCGGAAAAAGATATCGCTCGCGGTTCCTTGCCCGAACAGCACTACGGGTGATTTTCCATCCCACATGATGGACCTCCTTTTTTTGTGTTTGTACGGGATCCAGGCGAGCGTGCGCCTACCCGGATCCCGGTCGGTTATTAGCCAAGGGTTGCGGCAAACTCGCCGCGACACAGCCAAAGGTCATTGAGGATCGCCCAGGTCTGAAAGGCTTTCCAGCCAACAGAGCCCCGCTGATCCAGAGGATCCGCGGCACCAGACGAACCTATGGCTTTGGTAATTTGCTTGAGGCTGTTGCCGTCGAGCGGGCACTGCCCGACTGCGTTTTGCCCGAATACCAGGGCGGCGTACACATCGACGTTTGACCCGCCCGTGGAGCGATACGTGGTGCCTGCTCCGGTGCCGCCTCCGTCGTCGGGCCACACCTTGCCGTTCTGCGTGATGAGATATCTCATGTTGGCATCCGGCAAAGCCCCTATCTCGCTGGGGTAGCTGGGTTGCGAGTTAGGGTACTGATGGGCGGGCAGCCATCCGCTCATGTCCTCCAGGTCGTTCTGGAGCTCGTGATGGACAACGGTGTAAAAGGCCGGCGCAACGGGCATGGTGCCCTGGCCGCTGGAGGCCTTGATAACCGGAGCGATCATCTTGGCCTTATTGCCTACCATTATCTCGCGGATGAACTTGAAGTCCGCCGCCGTCGGTTCCGTGTTGACCTCGCCGCGGGTGTCTACAGCACGATCCGCGTAATAGCCGGCGTAGTACACATTGGCGCCAGCCACGTAGACGTCGCGGGCCAGTATGTCGAGCGTTTCACCGCCCTGCTCGCCCAGCATCTCCGTAAACTCGGTGAGAACCGGATCCTGATTGGTAAGGCTCACCACATCGGAATAATGGATATAGTCACCGTACTGCTTAAGCGCAGCCGTGATATCCGTCTTGGTCGGCGTCTTACCCGTGGGGGTAACACCTTCGACCAGGGGCGTGGTGGCCGGGGCCAAAGAACCATACCGGCGCCACTTGATCTGGTTGCCGGAACGGGTCTTAATGCCTCTGCGCTGTGCAAACAGCGTGTGCACCAGGTACGGCGTCCCGCGTTTCAGGAGCACGCGATCGTAATAGGTCGCCACGGCGGGATCGACCTGTGTAGTTGTCGTGATATTCATAATTGCACTCCTCCTCCATGCAGGAGCGCTATACGCCTTCCTTCACCCTGGCTATCTCGGCCTCGATCTCGTCGTCGGTCATCTTGGCGTAGCGGGCTGCCATATCGAGAGCTCCTGCTCCCGTGATGGTCGCTGTCGGGCTGGGCTTGGCAGCATTGGCCAGGACCTGGTCCGCACTGGACCGGCCGGGGCCCTGCTGTCCTTGGGTCACGCCGGCAGGGGCGTTTTTAACGTCCTGGGTCGCCCCGCTGGCAGCGTCGTGGAAGCTCTGCCCTTTGCCTAACCGATACGCAGTAAACGGCCTCAACAGCGGCGGGACTCGCATAATGAAGTCCCGAAGATAAGGCTCATTTCTGAGCCGCTGAGCAAAACCGCCGCTGATTACCGTCTCGGCGTCCGGCTTGATGAATGTGAGCAACTGCTCGCCCACCAGGGCCATGTTTGGATCATTACCGCCCGCCCCGCGACTTATGTTGAGGCCTTTCACGATCTTTTTGAGCTCGCTCGCGTTAATAACCTCGTCGTCCTCCATGCCGTCCAGCCAGTCGGGCAGCTTTATGGGCTCGCCGGATCCCGTGTCGGTACCGGCTTGCTGGCCCGCAGCTCCTCCCTGGTTGCCATGAGGACCGGCCTGGGGCGGATTCATCTGGTAAAGAAACAGTTGATCCTTGGCCTGGTTGAGACTCTGCTCAGCCGTTTGGCGCTTGGTGCGCTCGTCTTTCAGGGCATCCAGCGGTACAAAATACTTACCGTCGTTGCCCTTCACGGCCACGTTTTGAAGATCCTCCGGGATCTCCGGGGTCTGGCCTGGCGTCTGCGCTCCTTGGTTTTGGGTTCCTGCCTGACCTGGGGCGGCGGCCCCCTGGTTTCCTTCGCCCGTTTGGGTCTGTCCTTGTTCGTTCATAGCTCTCTCCTTTCAAGTCGGCGGCACTTGCAGTTACGCCCGTTTTTGGATCCGCTTAATCCGACAAAAAAAGCCCGGATCTCCCCGCCCGTGCACGGGAAGAAACCGGGCTTTTCAAGTACGAAACCTGTTTGTCGGGCAGCCTGGGGGATCAGGCCAGGCTAACTAAAACTCTGTTCATCCCTCCTTTTTGGTGGGTTTTTGGCCAATAGCTCATAGATACAGTCCCAGCAGACGTTTTTTGATACGCCGTCCTCCACGATCGTAAACAGAAAGCGCTTTTGCTCTCCGCACCGATCGCATGGAAAAAAGACGCCGCTGTCTGGTTCTTCTGCCATGGACTAACCCTTGTGCTTATAGTATTGAACGCGCTTTTCGGCCTTCATGACTCTTTCCTTTGAAGGCTTGCCTGCACCAAACCACTGCAGCACCCGCCCGCTTGTCCGGGATACGAGCGCGTATTCTTTCCTCCCTGTCTTTTTGTTGTAGACCTTCTTTACCATCTATCCCTGTCCTAACGTGACCCTGGCCGGCCCCTCAGCTCCTGGGATCTTCGGGATGGGCCCCTTGCCGCCGCCGGCACCAGGCATTAGCCCGCCCATGTTTTGAATTTGGGCCAGCATGTACTGCGCCTGGGGCTGCCGGTACCGCTCGGGTATGTCCGCGAGCTCGAGCAGGATCAGCGGATGGACCGGGCTCACATTTTGATGAAACCACATCAGCTTGTGGAAGTTGTACTCCCGCTGCGTGGGGCTGTTGATCGCGTCGTCGATCACACAGTCGTACTTTTGAAAGTCCTTGGTGTAAAACGCTGGCGCCGGCTGTTGATTCAGGATCCGGGCAACCTTTTGGGGCGAGTAATTACTCTGCACCGTCTTTGCGTAGCGCTTCCCTAACATCTTTTTAGCAAATCGCAGATTGTCGAATATCTCCTGAATAATAATCAGGCCCTGGCGCTGTCGGAGCTGAATGGAAATGCCGGGCGTGTCTTTTTCCATCTGAGCCAGGAGCTCGGCATTGATCCCGGATATGTTCTGCGCATCATTGGCCAGAAACTCCTCCAGCTTTAGGATCTCGAGCGGTACCCGCGGCGGCTGTACTTGTTTCACGCTCTCCAGTTGGCCCTGTTTGGTCCGGATCTGCACGCCGGCGCCGCTGGCATTAGCCATCTGACTTTCATCCTCGAGCGCCCCTTCTTCCCACATCCAGCCAGAAGTGGCTATGGTGTTAATGATATGCAGGATCTGCGATCGGCGCTTGTTCTGCTCATCCTGGGGATCCCGAAGGGGCCGAATAATGCCCTGCAGCTTCCACTTCATCTGGTCGTACTCGGGGTCCCAGTAGCAAAAGAGCGGCACGTAAGGGAAGTCTCCGCAGCCGTTTGGATCCTCGCCCTTCCACACCTGGTCGTCGCCTATGTAGAGCTCGAGCGTGACCACCTTGGCCTTTTTCCGCACGATCCAGAGTTGCGGAAACTGCTGCATGATAAAGCGCAGGCGGCTTTCCAGGTTGTTGGCGCTCTTGGAAATGTCAAAGAGGCGCTTCTCGCCGGTCGTTATGTCGTAGAGCCACGTCTTGGGTTTCCACTCACGCTTCCAGAATTCTGTCAAGACGTGCCGCTGCTCTCTCAGCCGAATGAGCTCTCCCGGATCCAGAATGATCTTGTACTCGTATGGGCCCGCCTGCCCCTTGCCCTCGTCGAGCTTGTAACCCGGAATAATCATTTTGGCCTGCGTGTCGGTGAGGGGCTCTCGGCGGAGCAGGTAGTTGCAGTCAGAGAGATCCATTTCCTGCAGGAGCGGATCCGGAAACAGTTTCGTCCAGGCCGTGCGCTTAAAGCCCACGTCGCCGCTCTCCCAGTCCTCGTTGAAGTCCACAAAGATATTCACCCAGTCCAGGCCGGCCTTGATGGTAGACGCAAAGGCCCGGCTCATCTGGTGATACCCGCCGTCGTTTTCCATGGCGAGCCTGGCCAGGTCGCTGAGCTGCTCTGCAGTAACGGCGTCGGAGCCTTCAAAGGGCTTGTAGCTGATCCCCAGCCGGTTCTGGCGCTGATAGCCCACTAACAGGTTATGAAACCGCCGAAGATTGTTAATGACCAGGTGCGGCCGTCCCTGGGCGTCCAGGTACGCCTTGTCGCTGTCTTTCCATTGGTCGCCCAGGACGTGCTTAACGTCGGTCTTGGCTTCCCGCATCCATGGCTGCCAGGCCTCCCAGGCCTCCCGCAGGGCGTCCATCATTTCATCATAATCGCTCTTTGCAGACATATTAGCTTCCGTGCTCTACGTATTCGCTGACGGCACTCGCAGCAATGGTCTCGGGTCCTGCAGGCGCCCCTGGATCAATAGCGGCCGTTAGATCAACGTAGACAGCGTTGGGAATGACCGTGCCGTCGTCAAGGGGTGTCGTGCCCCCCACAAAGTCGCCCGTGCCTGTGGGGTTGATAAGAACAAACCCGATGCAGGCTGCGTTTTCCGGCACCGCGGGAAAGTCAATATACCTCGGATTTAAGCCCTCCGTGCCCATGGCAGATGTTAGGTTGCCGGTGTTGTCAACGAAAAACGCATAGACGTTGTGCCTCCCGTTTGTGACAGTACCGGAAAGTGCGGCCATGTCGGTATCGGCGGCAATCTTGCGAATACCGTCTACCATGGCATAACAATCGTTCCCGGCCTTTACG